AAAGGTCACTGCCGTACTGATGACAAGTCGATTGCATAATTTGCAAATATTTCTACAACTCATATTCTTACCTCTCAATCAAAATAAGAGGTGAGCCGGAACTCACCTCTTAGAATCAATCAGCCTCTAAGGGCGAGTTACCTAGCAGCATCCATTTCCATATCCATTACAACCTGCATAAGCATATGGAGCCGGAACCTGGAAAGCAGGAATCGGAGCCGGGTTAATCGCATTGATTAACTGCTGTGTCTGAGCCTGCATTGCAGTAGTCAGAAGTGCGCTCTGGCGATCTTGAGAAGCTGCTCTCTTCAGATCGGAGTTCTCTGCTTGTAAAGTAGCAAGCTTATCGTTGGTTAAAAAGTCCAGGATTGCTCTTGCGTTTGCGTTCTGGTTTTCCAGAAGATCACGAGTATTGTTATTCATCGTATTCTGCAATGCGCAAGTGTTGGTAGCCATGTTGTAATTAATTCCCTGGATAGCTTCTCTTGTTTCGCAGCAACAATTTGCAAGCTGAGACTGAATTGCATTTGTGTTCTGCATATTGGCTACCGTGTCAGCATTGATTGCCTGCTGAATTCCGAATCCAGTCTGCATAATATTGGTATTGATACCGTTAAACCCAGTAAGCATACCATTATTCATGGCATAAAAACCATCACACAGACCGTTATTAATTCCATCCAGTTTACTGATCACTGCCTGGTTATCAAATCCTCTCTGGATATCTGCCTGAGTAGCTGCTGTAGCAACATAGCCACCGCCATTATTGCCGCCAAAACCACCCCAGCCACCATTTCCCCATCCGCAGAAAACGAATAAGAAAAGGATGATGATCCACCAAGCGCCGTCACCGCCCCAGCCGAATCCATCGTTGGCACGGTTATTAGAGCCGCTTAACAAAGCGACATCACTCGCTGATAATCCACTAGTCATCATAGTGTTTACCTCCTATTGATTTTTCATAAATATATACAAAAATCAAAAGTCCGCGGCTCTTTTAATCTTGTAGGCGATTATTTCATTCCAAA